CCCTGCTGGTGTGAAGATACCACAGGCGGCGCTCCTACACGCTCTGAAGGAAGCCGGCTGGGTTGACATGGGGCGTATTGCGTCAATTGAATACTCAACCAAGAAACATATCTTTGTCGCACCTGACGTGAAGAAGCGGAACAAGTCGGAATTGCGCCGCTTGGCGGAAGATTTGCCCAAGTCGGGTTTCATGCCAAACATAGGTAAGAGTTGACGCGAACGTAAACGCGATGATATACTGATAAGGTCGGTAAAACTCCACTGACCTTTTAAGCCCCCTGCGTCCTCACTCCGCAGGGGGCTTTTTATTGTCTGTCAGCGCAGCCGTGTGACTATCATCGTGTCACCCTTAGAGCGCGTCATGTAGCGGCGGTCTGTCCGCTCGTGTTGTCGGCTTGCCGAACGGCGGATCATGGTCCTGTCCCGCTCTGTCGGTGTGTCGAACGTGCGCGCCTCGCCTACTTCCATCGTGTCGAGACTGTGCATAGATTTCATTATTCGTCCTTCAACGCCATCTCGGCATCTTCGATCAAGTCAATAGGTGGGTAGCGCAGATAGGCTACATGGTCAGCGTTTATCACGCCAAGCATCTCAAGATACTCCATCAGGCGATAGGCCAAGGTTTCGGCTGCGCGTTCGGTGTATCTGTCGGGCATTTCATCATCGTTCATGTTGCTTTCCAATCTTTAGGGTAGGGGACTGCTCGGTAGCTGGTCATGTAAAGCCTGCCGTTTTCGTCCCAATGTTCGGTTCCTGTTGAGCCGTCATCGTTCAATATGACTGCGTGGGCTGGCAGCACCCGCAGCGGTTCGCCCGTCTTAGGGTCAATGCGGTATCGTATCTTGTCCGCGTCGATAAATTTGTCCTCATCGCTAATCGCCGGCCAAGGGGCCGTCTGATGCACTGATCGAAAGCGATGAACCATGACTGGTATTTTCTCGGTCATTTGCTCTCCTTTAGCGCCGCTTCGAGCGCCTCTCTTACATTCCGCTTGTCCCATGCCGGAAACGTGTTGCGGAGATATGCGGCAAGCAGGGCAGCGGCAGCGCGCTTTACCATGTCGTCTGTGACTTCTATCATGGTCAAACCAATCTAGTTATGAATGTGACACCATTCACAGTGAGGCATTTGAACGTCTTGCCGTGGCGGATGCCGTATTGGCTGACGTTGCGGCTGGTGCGCTTGGCATCACCCTTCTTGGTGGCTGGCATGGTGGCGCTCTCGCCAACTGCCAGCGTCCCCATTGGGTAAAACATCGGGCGGCTCATGTGTCTTGCTCCTTTAAATGTTCGCCGTTTTCAATTTGTGCGCTTATCCAATTGCGAACGATAGGGTCGGGGTTAGTCTGCAAGTAAGCTACAATCCGTTTGCGTTCTTGTTCTGCAATTTGCGATTTTTCTTTGCAGTCGCTACACAGCCAGCCGCTGCTGCACCGCTCACCGTGACCGATTATCTGGCCGCAAGATGGGCTGCTCACTTGCGTTTCTCCTTTTCAATTTCATCCGCAATGCGGTTTACGATAGGCCCCCAATGGTCTCGCATGGCTTTTTCGGTTATGTGCGCGAATTGGATTGGTAGTTCTTTACCTTTGCTTGGTGTTGCTCGTTTGCTCACTTGCTTTGCTCCTTTTCACGCATCGCGCGGCGTTCCGCGAATGTCTTGCCGTCAAGGCCGCGCAGCGGCCATGCGCTGTCGGATGATACGCGATGTTTGCGCCCCATAGGGGCGGCTTGTTGTGGCTTTATCATGGTCCTAAATCTCCAATGTTGTTTTGGGCTTGGGCTTGCGGTCGTTCATCCTGTCCAGCCAATAGACTTGCTCAGGGCCGAACGTCCGCGCTGCATGGTATTTGAACAGCGCAAGGGCCAAGTCATCATATCCTTTGCGCTTGTGCGTCACGATTAAAGGCGACGGTAGCATGGCCTCTAGGTCAGTGCGCCGTGGGCGTTCGCGGCCCTTGCGTGATAGCGTCCAGTCAATATCTTTGACGGTCAGGCGCAGGTTAAATTCACGGTTCACATGATGCATTACCGCTGTCTTGTCGGTGATGTAGTTACACAGATGCAGGATGCGCTTGCGGACGGCGTGGTCTATCATGTGCGCTTGTCCTTCTTGCGGTATTTGCCTGTCAATGGATCGCGTAGGATGCCGTTGCGTTTCCAGAATAGCAGTTCGGCACTGTCGCGTGTCCATAAGACGCGCCATTTGTCGCCGTTCTTGGCGGTCTCCCATAGCAACGCCAGCGTGACGCCTTGCGATATTAACAGCAAAACGATTACAATTTGATAATGGTTCATTTGTTAATCCTCCAGTAGTAAAGTTAATAGGAATAGGGCGGCTCCAGCGATAACCGCAATCATTTGGCCTCTAGTTGCGCTTGCAAATCGTGGGCTTGTTCCATCCATGAGTCTACGCGATGCTCAAGTTCGACAATCTCGCGCTTTGCGTCATATAGCTGTTCCTCAACGGCTAACAGTTCCTCTAGGCGCTCCAGTAGGACAAGTTCTAAGTCGGTGGTATATCGTTCAGCCGCCGCGATGATTAAGTCGCTATTCGGCATCATGCGTAGGTAAGTGCGGTCGTTTGTCATTGTTCAACCCTCCAAACCGATTAGGCCGATAACTTCATACAGTTCGGCGCATTCCATGCCGCTTGCCACACATACGTCCACAAGGCCGCGCAGGGACGGCTCCAGCATATCCAGCGCGTGAAGGTTCTCAACGCTGTCGTCGTATAGCTTGCCTTCATTGTTTACGGCGTTGCCCATTAGGACACAGTCGCGGTTTTCAAGCAATTCGCGGACGGTTCTAAAAATATCGGTCATTATGCTTTCCTCACTGTTTTAATGATTGCGTAGATTGATAGGGCGCCAACACCCCAAAAGAATGTGATGACTGCAATATGGGCTATCATGCGTCTGCCCCTTCCCATTCGGTATAATAGCTGTCACCCTCGCCATCGTCGTAAAGCTCTAGAAACTCTTCATGGCTAACGTGCTTGTGCAAGCATTCGTCGCTGCAATACCATTCGCGGCTTTCGATAACATAGCCCTCGTCCATGCCAGCGCCGCAGGCGGTGCATTGTCGTGCGTGTGTCATGCGTCTGCTCCTATCGGTGCGTGATGTTCTGCCAGTGCGTCCCAATCGACGCTGTTAAGGTCGAGCATATCCCAGATGAACCCTGCGCCTACGCTGTCGTGTCCGATGAACTCTTCAACATATGCCTCTACAGTCTCGCGGCACGTCTCAGGCGTCACCTCAACGCCATCCTCAGTTAGATTGGCAAAGCTATCGCCGAACCACAAGTTTACTGTCCAAGTGGCGGCATTGCGCCATCCGTTGCATGTGTTGTCTGTCATAGTGTCTCACTCCTATATTTGGCACTAGCGCCATCCTCGGCGCGGATTGCTCCGCGCTCCGGTGGTGTTAGGCTGCTTTGCGTTCTTTGTTGCGGAAAGCGCGCTCCACGATGCGGCGCAGCTCGCTTGTGCGCTGAAGCTCTATTCCGGTCTTTTCTTGAAGCGCCAGCAATCCGCCGCCCCATACAATCATAGCGTCATCATCATCCAGCGGGCGCTCACAAAAGGCGCTATAATATATCGCCAGCGACTCAGCGTCCGCTTTGCTCACCATTGGCTCAGGCGCTGGCGCTTCTGGCTTGGCGACATAACGTCCGCGCCATGACGCAATTACATCCCACTCGCGGCCATCGTCGAGGCGCACAGTCACCATTGGCAGATGACCTGCCATATATGAGCGGACAACTGGAAACGCCTTCGCGCTCTCGCCATTGCCGAGGCCACAGGCTTTGAGCCAGTCGGCGGATACTTCGTAATAGCTTTCGGTGGTAGTCATGAGATCTCACTCCTGTTGGTTGATTAATAGCGGCCAGCCATGAAGTCGGCCATTGCCTCGCTGTCGCTGTGGTCGCTGATGACATCCTCATCATTGCCCCAAACTAGCCAGATGTTGCCGATGACTTCGCCAGCTGCATCGCGCAGCCGCAACATATCGCTGTCGGTGCTGCACATGGCTTCTAATATAGCGCGGCTGTCGGTGCTGCTTTTCAGCGGCCATTCTTCGCCATCATAGACTGAGATAGTCCAGCCATTCGCCAAGGCATCCTTGACGATTTTGCGCGCGATGCGGGCTTCATGATAGGTGGCGTATTGTAGTGCTGTGGTAGTCATTGGTTCTCACTCCAGTTGAATTGATTAATATTGGTCAGCGGTGTTTGACCACTGCTGGTTCACGGCGGGAAATACGAAATTGTCGAGCGCCGTTTCCAGCAATTCGATATTTGCTGCCGTTGACGGGATGCCAGCGGCGTCAAGTTCATCATGGGCGAACAACCACTTGTCGGTGGTGAAGTGATACGCTTCTGCGCTGGCAGGCGTCACTAAGCCGTGGATGGCGTATGTGGTGGGTGTAATCATGGTGTCTCACTCCGTTACTGTTTAACTGCCCTCTTACTCCCATAGTTTGAGGGTAGTTACAAGACACTAATTTACATCGCCATGTCGATTTATCGGATTTGCACTAAATTGTGTGGCAATTCTGCACTACCCTCTAAAACCGATTTTAAGGCCCATACAGCACGATTTGGGTTTGAGGGTAGGTCAGTATGGAAAGGGTTCGAGTCCGAAAAGGTTCTGGTTCTGTTCTGTGTCTGTTCTCTGGGTCATCTCAATTTCTAAATGACCCAGAATGACCCAGAAATGACCCAGAAATTGCCTAGTTTCGAGATCCCTAAATTATCATGCGAAATGCGCTGCAAACTGGGTCAAAAACTGGGTCATTTGTTGGGCAGTGAAAACGGGCGAAATGACCCAGAAATTAATGGCTCATTTGCGCGGGTCTTGGAGGAAACTAGGCGTTCTGGGTTATGGTTTGGTATTTAACAAAGATTTAGTAAAAGTAACCATATAGGTTATAACGTGTATATTTCTGGGCAACTGAAACCCGATGACCCAGAACGCCTAGTTGCTGTGTTAATACACTAACACACCTACGCTGTTTGTTCTCATGCTTGACGTTAACGTCAATCGGTTCGTCGTGGACTTGGATTGCCATGACCCAGAACGCCCATGCACTGTATTAACACACTAACACACCTGCTAGCCGATATGTTTTTTCGCTACGTTGACGTTGACGTAAAGGGAAAGGCCAACCGAAAATCCAGCACATAGAACAAAGCCAGAACGCGTCGAGCAGGGGGGTGGGGGTGGGAGGGCCGAGCGCCGCGTGACTGTCACGGGCACGGTACGCAAACAATTTTTTTATTTTCAGATGTCGGCGCCCGGCAAACAATTTTTATTTTTTTGCAATATGGTTTGCAACACACTATAGTACGCCCAATGACTTTCTACTCACTGCCATTTACACCAGAGCGGACGCAAGCCACCGAGGCGCGGCTGGAGGCAATCTATGAAGCTGCCCGCTACGGCCTGAAGGGTGACAGCCTTGCTATGGCCGCTGGATTGACCCCGCGGCAGTTCCGCGTGCTGGCCGACGCAGACCCGCTGGTGGAGATGGCAGAGATCAAAGGTCGCAGCGATGGTGAATACACAGCGGCTAAGACCATGTACGAAGCGGCGCGCGATGGCGACAGCAAGGCTGCGCTGGAGATACTCAAGCATCAGCACGGCTGGGTAGCCAAGCAGCAGATCGACGTGAACATCGACCAACAGATAAGCATTACAGGCGCGCTGGAAAAAGCACAGTCGCGCGTCATCGAGGGGCTGTACACTGACGTGACGCCCCGCTTAGAGGATAACACACATGCAGCAGCCGATATATTCAGCGCAAGACGAGATGGAGTTGATGGCACGGCTGTGGTCGCCCAGCCTGAAGGATGACCCGCTAGCATTTGTGCTGTACACATTCCCGTGGGGGCAGCAGGGTACGCCGCTGGAGCATTTCCCCGGGCCGCGTAAATGGCAGCGCCAGATACTTGGTGACTTGCGTGACCACATCAAGGCGAACAACGGCAAGGTTGATTTCGACACAGCACGGCTGGCGATTGCATCAGGACGCGGTATCGGCAAGTCGGCGCTGGTGTCATGGCTTACGATATGGATGCTGTCATCACGCATCGGCAGCACTACCATCGTGTCGGCAAACTCCGAAGCGCAGCTACGTAGCGTAACATGGGCAGAAATTACCAAGTGGCTGGCGATGTCGCTCAACAGTCACTGGTTCGAGATAGCCGCCACACGCATCATGCCAGCCAAGTGGCTGACAGAACTGGTCGAGCGCGACCTGAAGAAAGGCACGCGCTATTGGTCAGTCGAGGGCCGGCTGTGGTCGGAAGAGAACCCTGACGCATACGCAGGGGTTCACAACTTCGACGGTGTGATGCTGATCTTCGACGAAGCCAGCGGTATCCCAGACTCGATCTGGTCGGTGAGCGATGGTTTTTTCACAGAGAATACGCCGCACCGTTTTCATCTGGCGTTCTCCAACCCGCGGCGTAATACAGGCTATTTCTACGAAACGTTCCACAGCAAGCGGGCGTTCTGGCAGACACGCGTCATCGACGCCCGCGATGTCGAGGGTACAGACAAAAACCTGTACCAGCGCATCATCGACGAATACGGGCCAGACAGCTACCAAGCCAGTGTCGAAGTCTACGGTAACTTCCCGTCAGAAGGTGACGATCAGTTCATCGGCAGCAATCTGGTCGATGACGCCATGAAGCGCCCGCCCATCAAGGACGACAGCGCGCCCATCGTCATAGGGGTGGACCCTGCACGCTTCGGGGCTGACGCCACCGTCATCGCCATACGGCAGGGCCGTGACATCCTAGAGTTACGCAGGCACCGCGGCGCGGACACTATGGAAGTGGCTGGCTACGTCATCGACGCCATAGAGCAATTCAAGCCTGCGTTGGTCTGCATCGACGAAGGCGGGCTAGGCGCTGGCGTCGTAGACCGGCTGAAGGAACAACGGTACAAGATACGCGGCGTGAACTTCGGCAATAAGGCCAAGAACCAGATCATGTGGGGTAACAAGCGCGCAGAGATGTGGGGTTCCATGCGTGACTGGCTACGCACAGGCCATATACCCAACGACAGGTTCCTGAAGACTGACCTTATCAGCCCGCGCACCAAGCCGGATAGTAAAGGAACGCTGTTCCTCGAAAGCAAGAAAGATATGAAGTCGCGCGGGCTGGCGTCACCTGACGCAGCGGACGCCATAGCGGTGACATTTGCCTTTCCTGTGGCGTCTAAAGACCCACGACAAGGACGCGTTGACAGACGCTCCTCAAGCGGGTATTCTCCCGCTGGATATTCTACATCTTGGATGGGCAGCTAGTGGCAGACAAGAAAAAATCAGTGTCATTGTCCGTTGGCAGAGGCGAGAAATTGCCTGTGTCAAAGGGTGCGGGCCTGACAGCCGCTGGTAGAGCGAAATATAACGCTGCAACAGGCAGCAAATTGAAGGCGCCAGCGCCCAATCCGAAGACAAAAGCTGACGCAGGACGCAAAGCGTCGTTCTGCGCCCGCATGGGGGCTGTTGCAGCCAAGGCAAAAGACGGCGAACGCGCCAAAGCTAGTTTGAAAAGGTGGAAATGCCCATGAAAAAGGGTCTATATGCCAACATTCACG